GCCCAGGTGATACAAGTAGGATTATAAAGGAGAAATTATGAATACAAAATTAGCATTAGAAATTATAGGAGGCAGCCTGAGCAAGCCATCAAAGATGCCCGGCTGGTCAATAGGTTTACCTGCCAAAGAATGCAAAACAGGCGGCAAGCTCCAGAAGGTCCCGGGCTCGGTATGCTTCGACTGTTACGCAATGAAGGGCTGCTACGTGTTTAAAGTTGTTCAGGATGCACAGTATCGAAGACTGGCAGCCATCACAGGTCCACAGTGGGTCACCGCGATGGCGCATCTGATCAACAGCAAGAAGCCGGACGTGTTTCGCTGGCATGACAGCGGCGACGTTCAAGACTTAGAACATTTAAACAAAATTTATGAAGTCTGCAGGTTAACACCTTCTAAGCGTCACTGGCTCCCGACTCGTGAAGCATGGATAAAGGACCACCTGGACAGCAAGCCTGACAACTTAGTGATCCGGTTCTCCGCTCCCATGGTGGACCAGGCAGCGCCGGCTTCGTGGCCTAACTCTTCTGAAGTGGTGACAGCTGGTGCAACATGCCCGGCAGCTCAACAAGACAATGAATGCAGAGACTGCAGAAACTGCTGGAACTCTGACATCAAAGTGATAAAATACGGTAAACACTAATTGAAACAGATAATGCAGCCCCTTTACTGGAATCCAAAAAGAATTAAAGAATTGAAGGAAGCAGGTTACAAGCTTCACTTCGACCAATCTTCACTTGTGAAGAAATCGGCTCAGGTCATTAGCGACGAAGCTTCGACGGAAGTAACAAGCGTGCATCCTGGGCCGGGCCCCAAGCGCCAAGCCTCAAGCAGCAAGCCACAAGCCTCAAGCTCCAAGCTGGTCAAAAAATAAGCCACAAGCCTCAAGCCCCAAGCAGCAAGCCTCAAGCTTCAAGCCGAATGAATCAAGAGCCTTGATCCCTGAACCAGGGTACAAGCGATACTCAACATGTTTCGCGGACCTCGGATCAAGGGCCTCGACTAAGATAAAACTATTCTTTGGATGGTCTACGTGGAAGGCAATTTGATGTGGACTGAAGCGTACCTTGTTACTCTTCGTAACTTTTAACTCTACAGTGAAAAAGTGCCCAGAATTATTATAGCCCAATAGATCAGGAGTACCGGATAAGCTAATATTTTCAAGTCTATTCCAGATAATTTTGGGAGTTTGAAGCTTAAGTTTTTTGTATAATTTACGCTCTGGTCCCATGGTTTTTTAGGGGTAACATTGTCATTCATTTAATAGTCCTTCTGCAGTTTATCAGGCAAGATAAGACTCGAAGGTTTTTGTGTTTTTAAAACTAGTCTGTGACTAGTATGACCCTTGAAACCAATAATTGGTTGTGCGTTCTCGTGTACTTCCATTCTTCTAACATCATGTAGTTTGCCATTGACTTCAACAAACAACACAGCGTTCTTAATTGCATCGGAACCAGTCGTGAACTGCGCAAGAAATTCTTGTAGATCTTTTACTCTCATGATCTTTTTCTCAACTTGTCTGTTAATTCCTCTATCACTTTTTTATAACCTTGCAATAAGTTTTTTGATTTTATATTTTCACTTTGAGCTTTTTGTAACTCAGAACGTAACTCACCATTTAATTGTTGATGTGTTTCATTTATGGTTTCAAGATCTTTTATTCTTTCCAATAAATCTTTCATATTGACTTTATAACAATGTTACCTTAAATTGTCAATATGGGATTGCCAAAGAGATTAACGGAAATGCAAATGAGGTTTGCCGAGTTTTTAGTATTCGGTGATGAAACAGGACCATTGACACAGACTGAAGCTGCTGTCAAAGCAGGGTATTCACCTAAACGTGCAAGACAAGAAGGGTCTGAATTATGTAATCCAAAACTATCTCCACTTGTAGTTAAATATATTGGTGAGCTAAGAGAAGAAAGATTAAAAAAACATGAAGTGACTTATGAAGGCCACGTTGCAGAACTTGCTAGACTTCGTGAGGCTGCGTTGAAGAAAGGGTCTTTCTCTTCTGCTGTAAATGCCGAAGCCAATCGAGGCAAGGCAGCAGGATTATACATAGACAGAAAAATAATAAAAACTGGGAAACTAGAAGACATGTCAGAACAAGAATTAGAAGCAAAGATGAAACAAATTTTAGACGATTACGGTCAACTAATAAATGTGACTCCATCTACAACTTCTGAATCTTCTTTACCCAAGCCCGAGGAATCATTGTCCGATCCCCAAAAGTAATACCATCATCATCTTTATCGTAAGACGCAAATAGTTTTATAGACTTATCATCTTTAGAATATAACCAACCTTCATTAACAGGTCTTGCTAACTTCATTCTGTCAAACTCTTTGTCGGTAGCCCAGCCAGAGTCACTGACGCAATCAATCCACTCCACTCTGACTCTCGGATAAGGTATCTCGGGAGCACTATCAGTTGCAGTTCTTTTTCGTCTTTTCCTAGGCATAACTCTTTCTATCACATTTACATAAGGGATCTAGAAAGTTTTAGACTCACCAGAATTTTTTCAACGTTTCGCGGAAGGGCATTTTGACTATATACATAGGTGGACAAAATAAAGTGTCCACCTAAAGCTAATTTGTACCATAAAGTGTCCACCCTAAAGTCAATAAAATCAACACTTTTAGACCAAAAGTACAAAAGTACACTTTTTTTTAGCTCAAAAATTTTTTTCAAATTTTTTTAAAACTTTTTAGATCCCTTATAGAAGGGCCTTTGCCTTATTTTCGCCGTAATATTTCCTCATTGCTGACAATTTATCTTCAGCTGCAGCAATTCTTTCGAGCTGTTTATCTATTTCTCCAGTAATATCTATATGCTCTGGAATTACCATATTGTGGTCACAAATGCATTCTATCTTGTAGTTTGCATCTTCGATTTCAGCTTCATATCTCTTTAGAATCGTTCTAAACAACCTATCGTTCATGTTTTCTCCTTGCTCCCGTTTGTCTCGGGTCTTTGTATTGTGCATATTCTAATGCAGATTTTCTGCACTCATTTCCAGCTACTTTAGAAACGTTATAATCTAGCCATTCAGCGTGATTACTCAGAATCTTGTTCATTTCCGGTGAAGTCTGTAGCCCGTAATTCCACCTTTGCTTTTTCTTTCTCATCATATTTTAACTCGTGATACATATCTAATCGTTTTAAAAACTTGTGTTTCCATTGTCTTAACTCTGAATCCTGTATCTTAAATTCTTGGTAATACAAGTCTGGTGTACACATCATGATTACACCCTGTCTAATTTGACTACCATAGACATAGTCATGTGCCATAGCATAAGCTGCTATTTGTAGGTAATAATCTTCTACCCATTCTTTTTGTTTTGGTCTGTTTGATTGTTTAAAATCTACAATAGTTTCCATGCCGTTATGCATGCAAACCAAGTCAGTAGACCCAGCGTATAGCCCAGGATAATGCAACGTGACTTCCGAGCCATAATACTCTTCGACAGGCGTAAGACCGATGTCAATAACTTTTTTGGCCATGGCTTTCGCCTTCTGTCCGAGTTCTGTAAGATCATCGTAGCCAGTGCCGAGGATATGATGCTCAAGGAATTTGTGCATACTTGTCCCTCTCCTACTAGATAAATTCTTGATTCGTTCTGCTTCTTGTTCTCCAACTTTGGCCTTCCAGTCTTTTAAAAATTGTTGATTTTTGGTAGCGCCTAGTATCGTAGTTACACTTGGAAGTCTATAATTATTTATCTCGTAGACCCTGGTCCCTGTTTCGTGGTCCGTGATCTGTTTACCATTGATATATTTGTATTTTTCATTGTGCTTGATAGCTTTACCAATGTTGTGATATTCTTGTATGTCTTTATCTTCCATCATAGAATAATGGCACCTGTAACAAGGCCAGCGATAAACCAAACTATTTCCGTTCTATAATACAAAGACCATATTCTAAATTTTTCTATATATTTTTTCATAACTTTTTCTTTAACTCCTTTAGATAATCCTCTTCTTCTTTACGATTATGTTCTCTTACAATCGCAGCTTGTTTTCTAAAAGCCCACGCACTAAGTGTACCTGACCAACCCATCAACCATAAATAAAATTTTAGTTTCATTCTAATGACATCGCCTTCCTATACTCGTTTATATCTACAATCTTACCATTCATAAATTTACCTTCTCCGTAATGATCTATGATCTGTCTAACCTTTTCTAGTTTAGTATGTGACCAGGGCCAGATTAGACAACATACATAGTATGCATCTCTAAAAGTGCATCTCCACTTCCATTGAACAAGATACTTTGTACCATCTTTACGAAAACCTTTTCTAGGTTTTTTTACAACAGTACCACATCCTAACACATCATGCACCCAACGTATTACAGATTCATCTGTCATGGTTATCTCCATACTAATACGCTGTGACATAGAATATCTATATCCATCGCCTTTGTGTTTCTTTTTCTTTTCTCTTCGTCTAGCAAAGTATATACTACCTTCACCGTCAAAGAGTCCTGCTATATATGCTCTATCTGTTTCCGGTACCACTTGTAAATATCCACCTTACCATTGCTGTAGAGGGGTCGTAACCATCAAACTTTATCTTAGTGCAGTTTGTTAGAAGAACCATCATCGATAAAACCATCAGTAATCGTTTCATAAAACTCTCCCTCTGAGTCACAATCCCAACACTGGTGTATTGTGTCTTGTGTCTCTGTTGCAACTTTTAAATATCCATTGCCTTTACAGGTTGGACATATTGTTATTTGTACTCTAGCTTTTTTTAACTTTGCCATTTAACTTCTTCGCTTTCTCATTTGCTATTGATTCAATTGTCTTTGATATGGATAATTTAGCATCGGGCAATAATACCTTTGATAACTTTTCCAAAATAGCATATGTTTCTTTTGTTAGAGAAACATTTTTGTATTTAGTCATGTCTGTCATGCGTGTTCCTTTCATATTAATAACCCATATATAGGTGATTTTATAGGATTGTCAATGAAAATTTTATTAAGTTTATTAATTTGTTCGCAAGTTGCAGGTACTTGCATAGAGCCATACCAATGGCCTGATAGATTTAATACTCAATACGATTGTCTAATGTTTGGTTATGAAGAATCTGCTAAAAAAATGAAAGAGATAGGTAGAGAAGAAGTTAATAAATATAATATGTATATCAAGTTTTACTGTACACCAGAAAAACCTAGTATTTGACAATGTGTTTAAATTGTGTTAGTGGAGAGAATCTTCTCACCATTACCTACCCTTACTTTTTTCCCTCTTTAGGGTAGGTTTGTTTATTCATATCAACCCCCCTGGTTTCCGTGCACGTACTCCCAGGAGAGCAAAGGCTCCACACCTAACCTCATTTTATTACGAAGGTCTTCGGTTGCCGTACAGAGGCTAGCGCGAGGCATTACATGGACGGAGGTCCTTTTCATCATCGGCACATACAACCAATAAACGACCCACTGCCGTCATTCATTATATGTAAATTCAGTGTATCAACATACCCAGTTAATTTTAATCTAAGTATGTCACATAAATCGAAACAATTAATCTTGTCTGTTATAACTATTCCATCCAGAATTTGTTTTGTGACTGGTATCAATTGATACAGTCCGTCATTTAGAATTATTAATTCCATTTCGTTTAGCCGATCTGATTTGTTCATTGTTCCGTGTTCCATGAAACAAGATACTTTTTAAGCCTGGTGCACTTATCTCTAAATTAACACCATAAGCTCTCCATTGTTGTTTCATAATGTTTAATTCTAAAAGCAACGTAGACCACTGTTTTTGTGATATGCCTTTAGGTTTTATAGTTATTATTTTATCCTTCACTTGGTTGTTCCTTTAGTTCGACCATTACTTTCCAATGTTCTCTGTGTGCCATGCAGCATTGGTCAAATTTTTCCATAGCATCATTAGCATCTTTAGCATTAATGTATAGAATAAAGTTAAACATTACATTGTGAAAAGCATAAACTCTATTCTCTTCATCATTGTAATAAGCATCTTGTGATGCAGTTCTTTTTTGTTTTTTTGTTAGTTTTTGCATTGTTTTTCTCCTTTTTTCTTTCATGTATTATATATAGGATATCAAGGGATATTTGTCAACCCCTATTTTCCTTGGCCCCGGTATTTTTTGAACATACGTCGCTTAGATTTGTTCATTTTACATAGGCTAGGATTACGTCCAATCGACGTCTTGTGAAAAACAGGCTCATGGGCCACTTTTGCGTATAAACCTTTAGCTTTCTTCGCCATTAAAATATCCGTCTATTTTAGATTGTAAAGTATTCTTTGATAGTCTTGGTATATAACTTATCTTACCATTTACGTATTGTTCTAAGTCTGAACCACATGTCATGCATCTGTAAAATCTTCTAGTTATACCAACTAACATTGTATACTCTTCACAGTCAGGACAAATTCCATTAACTATCTCTGTATGTATCTTTACTAATTTTTTTCCTGTCATAAACTTTCTTATTTCTTATCACAATCTGACGATATCGTCTATCTCTTAAAAATTTTGCAACTTTATTCGATGATGAGTTTCTTGATTGATTTTGAGCCATCGATATTATCTTCTAATTCTGCTTTACCTTTCCAGCATTTGTAAGATACGGTTTCTGAGTACTGTCTCTCAGCCGTGCGCTTGCCACGTAAGCATTCAGCCATGGAACTTTGCAAACGTGCCTCCTTAATTTCTCCGTTTACAAACATAAGTAATCCTATTACAGCTTCAATCATATTTCCTCACATTTATTAATATATACAATATAACAACTGAAATTATAGAACCTATAAAAAATAAACCTATCATTGTCCATTACCATTTTTGTAGTGCAT